TGAGCGCCGCACTGCTTATCAACAGCAGTTGCAGACAAAAGGCTTGCCTTAACGCGAATCAAAATTGATTGCTCCCAGCGCAGTACCGGCATGTTGAACGACATAATCATTTGTTCACTTGGCAATGCGGCTGGGCCGGTTCCGAGCGTATGAATGCCGCCTATGCGCCCTTGGTATCCAACATCGTTGTATCCAGAGACCTGGATAACTTGGTTCTCGTTGTAGGTGCCGGTCGTTGTAATGACTGGTGCGCCTGGTGTTGTCGCCCCAAGTACCAATCGACTTTGCGCCGCGAATACCGCTGTTGGCGCAATCGTGTAAGCAGTTCCACCATCCACAGTGATTTCAATGGTTGGCGTGTGGTTTGCGCTATGGGTTGGCGCAACTACGTGATACAGAAATCCGCCCCCGCCTGATACCGTCAAAAGCGTGACAAACGTATCAGCGACAGTGATGGCTCCTGACGCACCAAGCAATGCCATCGCGGTATAAAACGATGCATTGTTTGATGCCTTGGACGTGTTGACCTGATCCTTTACATACAGATTGGAGTCAGTGATTCTGGTCAGCGGCATGTGCTTTGGGTTGGTGATCCAGCGGTTGCCCCCGCCGATCAGTTGTCTTGCGGTGGCGCTCATTTAAGCACCCACTTGGAAAGGGTTGACGACCACTTCCAGGTCATGGGGAATGGAGGGTTCATAGTTACGGTTCCTGTCGTTGATTGGTCATACCCTTGCGCTGTCGCTGCGCCAAAAAGAATGGTGTTGGTTGTCAGCCCGTTGATTGGGGTAACGCAGAACTCTTCGCTATCAACCGGGGTTGCATTGGCTGTTACAGCGCAGGCAGGTCCAGTCAGCCAGTAGTCATTCCCAGCGGTAGCCGTCCGGGTTGCGCCGGATTCCTCCACCTTGGTCAAAGACCCGGATGCGCCCGCTGGCCCAGTGGGTCCGGTAGGGCCTGTGGGTCCGGTAGCTCCGGTTGACCCTGTGCCAGAACTACCAGCAATGTGAAAGTACCCGGTCGCCGTGGCGTACCGCATAGAAATCACTGCCCCGGCGTTTATGTCGGTTGCCAGCAATGCCGTGCTGTCCAGGCGGCGAATCGACTTCACGCCCAGACCATTCACGTTGATGGTCGCGGCTCCAGTGTTCGCATAGAGCGGGCTGAAGTTGACCTCAAGGCCATCGACGTACCCGGATGGCGCATAGGGAAGTGCAACGACATAGGCATCCGCCGCGCCCGTATCCACCCCAAAGTTGATGGTCCCGCGCTTGATTTCTACTTCGGTTGGCAGTTTCTCAAACGCAACACCAATGGCTGCATCCAGGTTGTTGAAGTCTGCCGATAGCGCCTTGGTGACGGCTGCGATGTCGGTAGGTGAACTAAATAGGCCGTTAGTTGCCATGGCCGCCCCTTGTTTGTTTCATCGTGCAAGCCTTCGTGGTGTGTACTGAACGATCATCCCGTCCAGCTTGTGCCCCAAATCGATTTCAGATTTGGAATAGAAGATCAGCGCCATGTTCTGGCCTGACCCGGTGATGTCGAACTCGGGCTGGTTCACCGTGCGGGCGTCCCAATAGAACTGCCCCCAGGTGCTCACATCCCAATAGCCGCCAGTGCCCTGCCCCGTTGCGGTCTGCAGCATGTGCGGCGCAAAGTAGGAGTCGCCATAGTCGAACTCTGGCTGGAAGCGAATGGACGTATAGCCCACCGAGCTCATTTCCAGCAGGGCCTTGCGATAGCGCTTGATCGTCCGCGGGCTGCTGGTGTTGTTGAATGGAAGCCTCAGGTAGGCCTCTATCTCTTCGCCGTCGAAGCTGGAGCCCTTGTCTGCCTGGTAGACATAGCCGTTGTCTGCCCCGAAAAACACCACATCCTTGCCGGTGGAGTCTTCGCCAGACCATGCGCAAGTCACGTTTACCGGGTACTGGAACTCCGTGAAGCCCACCACCCGGTCATTCTTCACCGTCATGATGATGCCGCTGCCGTCATTGCCATACAGCCGGTACTGGCCGCGCGCACGGTAAACGCTGGATGCCACCACCTTTGTACGCATGGTGTCGATCAGGCGCTGGATCTTTTCGCTGACAGTGCTCTCGTCAAAGTTGCCGAAGTTCTGGCTTGCGCTGACCCGGCGAATCCCCTGATCGTCCAGCCCGTAGGTAGCGCCCAGGATCTGAATCGTGTTGCTGATCGCCCCAGCGGTTTCGCTCAAGGTGTCCAGTACAAAGTCACTCACGCTGGAGCCCGTCAACTGGCTGGCCTTGTTGCGCGAGAAAATCTGCAACGCCCTGGCGCTTGGTGCATAGCCGGTGATCGTGTCGCCGATTCCGATTTCGCTTGCCCCGGTAACGGCGGTCCAGACATAGGGCGAAGTAATGCCGCTGTTCTGGGTGGACCCAAAGAACGACATGAACAACTGCTTTTTGTAAGCTGCAATGTTGGTCGGCTTGTCCACCACCATTCCGCTGTTCAGCGGTACAAATACAGTGCCATCAAATTCAAAGGCCCGGTCTACGCCGTTGACGCCGTACATGCGCGATGTATCGGTTGACCCGGTGAAGTTGTGGGTCACGCACTTGTAGGTGCCCAGCGGGGAAAGCGTGATGGCGCTACTGTTTGCGGCCACGGTGGCCACGTTCAGACTGGCGCCAATGTTCAGGTTCTCGGCAACAAAGTTCCCGGTCTGGCTGGCAAAGATCAAACGCCCGGCTGCAGTCCCGGCCGCCCAGGTGCCACTCTCCAGCACCACACGGGTGATCACTGCTGTGGCTGCGCTGGTTGCCCCGGTGATCGTGTTGCCTTCCGCAATGACTACCGTTCCGCCACTGGTGAAAGCCATTTCCCGTCCAAGTGCCACCAGAGTCCAGCCGCCCGATGTGGACTTGTACATTTCGCCAGCAGTGCCGCCTGCGTTGTCCTGAAAGACGTAGTTCACGCCCTTGTAGATGTGGCCGCCACGGATCGCCCGGGCCGCGCCGTTCACCTTCAGGATGTCAGCCCGGTACACATCAGCCGCGGCATTCAATGCAACCGCATCGTCGTAGCCGCTACGGTGCCCACCAACGATTGGCGCAGCGGTCAGCGTTCCCTGTGGAGCCGCTGCGACGTTGATGGTTTCGCCAGATACAAAGGTGCCGGTCAGCTTGGTGATGGTCAGATAGCCCGTGCCAACCTGCATCACATAGCCAGTGGCGCCGCTGGTCACGCCTGTAATAGTGTTGCCCACCACAACCGCACCGGTCAGCGTGTACGCCAGGTAGTAATACACGGCAGCCGATGGGCTTGGCCGACCGTCCAGGCGCTCAAAGCCATCGATGCGCGGATACCCGCCTTCAATGCCCGGCTCATAGTTCATGGCACTCAGGGCCATTCCCGGATCGATGGACAGCACCGGAGTGTTCAGGTCCAGCCCGCGGGCGAACTTGATGTAGTCCGTGCTGATCGGAACTTGCGGGATCTTCATGCCAGGGACCACCCCAGTGTATGCTTGGGCAACTCGTCCTTTTCCAGCTTCTTCATCAGGCGGTTGTAGTTCTGGTCTGCCAGTGCAAACAACTCGGCTGCGCCCTGGTCGCCAGCGTAGTAGCGCACCGCGCCCCACACCAAGATCATGTGGAACTGCGCCGGGATGATGGGCTCGTCCGCGTTGGCCGTCATGGTCTGCGCGCGCTTCCAATACTCGCCCTTGACCGTGTAGATGTCGCCAGGCGTAGGCCACAGCACCATCGACTTGTCGGGCCGGATGGCAAATTCGCAGGGCTTGCCGGTCTGCACAGTACCAATCAGCCGCACGCCGCGCAGGTAATCCCATGTGCGCTTTTTCAGGCGGCTTTCGTCAGATACGCCGGTTGCAGTCAGGTAGGCCCGAACGTCCTCCTGCTCCCAGTTTGCCAACTCAGTCAGGCTTACCGCGCTTGGCAGGTAGGTAGACGTGGCCGCAATCGTCGGATAGGTAAAGTCAAAGCGCAGGAAGTTCCAAGTCGTGTGCTTGTCCTGAACATCCTGGTATGTCGTCAGCACCCAGTCAACGATCTTGGCCAACTCGCCAGTCTGAGACAGTACCGACACTGGCCCGGCAGTGCTACGGCTTACGCCAGCCTCCTGTGCCGCGCGCTGGCATATCTGCAGAAAGTTCATCAGCCCGCCTCAGCCGCGACCGCACGTTCCCACGATGCACCCAAAGGATTGGGGTCGTGCATGATGGAGTAGTCGTACTTCAGCGCTGTGTGGGGGATGTGCAGGATGTCCTTCACGCCCTCGGCGTTGACCACTTCCTTTTGGCTGAAGACGGTTTCCTTCAGGCGCAGCAGGCGATCCACAAAGTAGCGGGGTACGGTCTTGGTTTCACCACGGCGGAAGAACTCCAGCTTGCCATTGATGTTGATTTCAAAGCACTGTTCGGCGTTCTTGTCGGTGGTGGTGCCGATGCGGATAGTCACCGGCTCATTCATGAATGCCAGCATGGCCATCTTCTCGCCGTCATACGGCTGCTCATTCAGGCGCGCAATAACAGATGGCTCCATGGCCTCTGATGCGGCGCCCTGGCTTTTCAGCAGGCGTTCTTCGCCTTGGCCGATTTCCAGATCCTGCGAATCACTCTTGATTGTCTGGAGCACAGGGTTGTTCTGCGCTGTACGGGGTTCACCTCTTGCCATTTGAGACTCCTTAGAAACGAAAAAAGCCCCCGAAGGGGCTCTGGTTTGGTGCGTGGTTTAAGACGCTTGCGTGAATGTGATGCCAGCCGCAACCTTGGAAGTCGCATAGGCGAACCAGCTTGTGCCATCCGAGCGCAGCTCAACGCGATCACCAGCCAAAGACTGATTGGCAACAAAGCTGATCGTGTCGTCGGCTGTACCAAAGTCACCCGCATCGCCGGCCACGCTGTTTTGCAGGCCCTTGATGACGTTTGCGCTCGATGCAGTTACCACCGTGTGGTTGCCGGTTGTGTTGGCCAGGATGTTGATGACCTCACAGCGGAAGCCAGCGATTGGCGCGGGCAGTGTGGTGACAAAGCCAGTGGCGTTGTTGAGCAGGATCTGGCAGTTGTGGTCAGCCGCCGTGATGGTTCCTGTGGTTGTCAGCGTTCGGGTTGCACCAGACGCCAGCAGGGCGGCCGCCAATTGCGTGGGGGTCACTTGGCTCTTGACGCCAGTAGAAGCAATAAGGCTGAGCGCTCCGGCTTTGCCGATCGTCAGTTCCTTATCGACCAAAACCTTGGTGTATTTGCGAGATAACATGACTGTTTCCTTTTGAAGTTTTTATGCGGAAGCAGGGCCGAAGCCCTGCAATCACTTACACGATGCGTGGGCGCGAAGGCAGAACGGAAATGTTCTTTGCTGTGGAGCAAGTAACACCGGTAGCAGTCCAGCTTGTTGTGCCTGGCGTGAAGTCCGAAGCGCTCGGTGCGGTGCGGACCAGGTTGTAGGCAATCGGGCAGAAGTCGTCGGGCAGGTCGGGGAACTGCGGGGCCTTGATGAAAGCGCCTGCAGTTGTGGTCACGCCAACTTCTGTGTCTTCGATGCTGCCCTGGCAGAGCTGGATAGCACCGGCCAGATTCACACCCCAGACCAAGACGGTTGCCTTGTTGTCACCCATGGCGACGAAAGCCGCGCCGGTAGCCGCGTCAGTTGTGGGCGATGCTGTGTTGGTTTGGGCGGTCAAACCCGTACCAAACACACCATCAATCACAGCCGTAGTGGTTGCGGTGGTTGTGTAAGTGCTGGTGGTGCCCAGTACAAATCCGCAATTCGATTGATTGCGAGTTGCCCCGCGCATATTGAAATGTTCCATGATGTTTTCCTTGTGTTTCGTGAATGAAAAAAGCCCGCTTGTTACGGCGGGCTTAGTTCAAATTAGGGGTTCAGATTGGTGACGCCGACTTCGATCACGCCGATCCAGCCAGGGTTTGTCACCAAGGCAGCGGACCAGAACGATGCGCCGACATAGCCGCGCTGACCGAACGGGTCTTCCTTGGTCTTCTGGCTGGCCTTGATGTGCGTGATGTCAAAGTTGGTGTTCAGGGCAACGTCGAAAACGGCGTCTTCTGCACACACAATCATTGGGTACACGTCCACCAGGGTGCTGGAAGTCACCAGGCCAGTACCGGAGGCGGTTGCGCCGGCATTGGTGTATGGAGCCAGTTCCTTGGACACGATGAAGCGGAAGCGACCAACCGAGCCCAGCTCGTTCTCATTGATCGGCGAACGGTTGGCATAGCCGGCCACAGGGATGAAATCCTGCAGTTGGCGAATGTCGTGTTCGCAGTCGGTGTGGCAGAACACCACAAACCCGGCTTCGACAAAGCTGGTGTTGTAGGCTGGGCCGGGGGCCAAGATCTTGGTCTTCATCTTGCCGCCGTTGGCCATCAGCGTGCGGCTCATCAACGACAGCGCGTTGTAGGTCACAGCCTCGTCCACCGTGGCGCGAGTGGTGCCGCCGCTGTACTGGACAGTGGTTGCAGCCTTCATCACGCCGTAGCGGATCATTTCGCGCACCAGGGGCATGCGCTCGGCCACTTGTGCCATCTGATCACCGGGGATGTCGTCTTCGTGGAACAGTTCCACCTTGTCGGTGTAGCTGTACAGGCAGCCGTACTGGGCAATCTGCACGTTCACATCGCGGTAGCTCAGCGACTCGGGAGTGGGCGTCACGCCTTCCTGCATCTGATGCGCGGCAGCGGTAACGCTCCAGCGGTTCATCGTTGCAGCGGAAGTGGTGGCTCCACCGGTTGGGATGCGGGCACGGTAGCTGATGTTGTCGCCCTTGTTACGGGGCATTTTCTTCATCGAGCAACCGAGTGCCAGCACTTCGTGCACTTCGGCGATGGCGAGCATTTCGCCCTTGACTTCATTGATCCGCCCTGCTGGGCTGGTATAGGTATTACCCATGATGTTTGTCCTTCAACTTATGGACGCTTGCGGTGCTTGCTGTATCCAGCGGCAAAACCTGCTTCGTCCGGTAACGTGGATGGCTGCGCGCGCTGCTGCATCCCTTGCGGGGCTACTGCTGCTGCGAGCCGGTTCTTGTTGCGCTCTTGCGCTTTGCGCGATTCCTTAAATTCATCCAGCCCTTTGCTGGCAATGGCGGGGTTCCAAGTGCTGTTGAGCTTTTCTTGGTACGCGGCCGGCTTTGCAGAAAGCCATTTCTTGAACTCTTCGGATGCGTAGATTTCTCGATAGTCAGGGTGTGAATCTGCTAGAGCTTCGATGTCATCGGCACGCTTGCGCTCGATCACGGCTTGGGCAATCTTTTCGCCAAAGTCCACCGTGTCAACGGGTTGCGCGCGTGGCTTGTCAGCAGCAATCGCCGCCTTCAATGCCTTGACCAGTGGCCCGGCCAGTTCGGGATACTCTTCCGCGACGGCCTCTGCATCCTTCAGTGCGGCAGACAGTTCGTTGCTGTCGGGCGCTGCTGGGGTCTGCAGTTGCTTCAGTGTGCGGTTGATGTTCCCAATCTCGCCATGCATCTTGCGAATGGCGTCCGGTTCACCGGCTGACGATGAAACCTTGGCTTTGAGAGCTTTCAACTCTTCGGCCAGGTCTTCGACTTTTAACTTCGGTTGTTCCTCAATGGCAGGTGGCGCGTCTACTGGCGTTTCAGCCTGTTCCGCGGGTTGCTCCGTCTGCTCGGTCGATGGTTCTTGAGCAACTTCGACGGGGGGTTCATCACCGCGCGCCTTGTTGTATCCAGCCATCATCGAAGCCAATTCCTCAGCTTCGGTTTGAACTTCCTGCTCTAGCGACATACGCTCTCCATAAATGCAAAAACCGCCTCGGGGGCGGTCTGAATGCGATGGGGGTCAGTCTTTCGACTAAGCGCCATCTCCCTTTTTCTGCTCTGGCTCAGCCAGGGCAAGAAAATCTTTGATTGCTTTGATGCGCCAGCAAAGATCCACACGGACCTCGGCGGTAGTCGCTGGGTTCTCCAGCCTGGCGCGCAGCGTTGCGAGTTGCGGCTCGTAGAAGGCAACCAGCTTCCCCCACAAGGGGGTTCCGATTTCGGCTTTGTTCAGCTTCATAGGGTGCGCAGCCATTCGCGGAAGTGGGCGGCCCGCTTCACATCGTTCTCAATGAAGATGGCGCGCACTGCGGGCGGCAGGTCTTGGCTGCAACTGCGTTCGGCCAGTTCTCTGTCGGCCTTGGCGCACATTTCTTCGCGCTGTCGCTGGTACTCAGCAACCGATTCGTCTAGCTTTTTCATTGCACAAACGCCTGGCCTGGTGCGGCACGGCCGGCAGGCTCAACCGCTGGGGTTGTGACTTGCGCAGACATGCGGCTGTTGTTTGCCATGCGCTCCTGCACCTTCAGGCGCAAAGCGACATTGGCCAGCAGAACCTTCTCGCGCTCCAGGGCTACGCGCTCGGTAGATGACAGGTCTTCGCGCTTGAGCTGCGCGTCCACTTCCTTCATCATTGCTTCAAGCTGGCGGTCTTTCTCCGCCTCTCGGGCCTCAAAGTCCTGGCGGGCTTTCTCAAACTGGGCTTCCGCCATCAGCTTGTCTTCTGCCGCCTTCAGTTCCATCTGCTTGCGCTCGGTGGCGCCCTGCTCGCGCATCTGGGCAACCATGACCGGTGGCGGTGGCATCTGTGGCTGTGCCGCCATCTTGGCCTTCTTCTCGTCCGAGTAGTCGAATGCGGCCGGGTCAAACCTGCGGCTCTTCAAATACTCGTCCATGGCCCGCTCGGGGTCTTTGCCATACGAGGGGTTCAGGCACAACTGCAACACTGCAATCATTTCCTGGCTCTGGATGTCACGCTCAACCAGGGCGGTAGACCCGCGGGCAACAATGTTGAAGTCGCCTTTTTCCTCTGGGTCTTCCCCGTACTGCATTAACCAGGCGTAATACCTGCGGATGTGCGGCTCGGTGATACAGGCATCGAACATGCGGGCAATCCGGCGCAGCACCGAATTGGCGTTGTTATTCAGGATCTGCATCCCGCCAACGGTGTCCGGCGCGCTGCCCTGCTGGCCCTGCATCAAGGCGGGCATGCCGGTAACATCCTCGGCCATCTTCATGCCAAGCTGAATCAGGTTTGTGAGCTCAGTGAGCATCATGGGGATCACCACGGCCGACACGGGCGCCGATGCGTTCCCTGCAGCGTCGTCGTCCTCTTCCCAAATCTTCAGCGGCTCAATCTCCCAGACCCCGTTCTGTGGCGATACGCCGCGGCGCACCACAATCTGCGGACCCGATGCCAAGCCGGCGTTGTCGGCCAGTCGGCGGGTTGCACCAACCACAATGCGCTGCGGTGTGCGGATCTGCCGGGCCAGTCCCATACCCCAAGGCATACCCGGGCGGCGCTTCCATGGCACCAGGTCATAGGGAAATTCGCCGTTGTCCAGCGGGTTCAGCGCTGCATTGATCACCCGGTCATTCACTAGCGTCAGCTTGGCGGGGTAAAAATCCTTCTTCTCGTCGCCACAATCGCAGCCCGAAGCCTCCATCTGCTCGGCGGTGATGTTGCCGTGGAAGTACCAGATGTCATACAGCGTCTTGCTTGAGCGGGCCTGCACATCCATGCGGGTTGCTGCATCGCTACCACCCGATGGGCCTTCTGCAATGCACTTGTCGATCTGGCTGTCCAGATACCCTGGCAAGCCCTTCAGGTCCTGCAGCTTGCGTTCGCTGATCTGGTCGTATTCCCAAATGAATGACCCGTTGTGGATCGATTCGCCACAGGCTGGATAGTCTGGGTACAGGTTCCACGGGTCGATTCGCATGGATGCCGGCTTGATTTCTTCCACCAGCACTAGCGCCGATACGCCGTCTTCGCCCTGTTGCCACACGGTTGACTTGCGTTTGACGGGCACCGGGCCCTTGATCACGCCAGAACCCAGCTTGCCAACGTCATCGAACACCTTGCGCAGCTCAGCGTGATACTGGCACTCTTCCAGCCAGTCATCAATGCGAGACTGGGCCTTGGCTGCCTTGCGATCAGCCTCAGCCTTGTAGCGCTTGAGCTCAGCCTGGGCTTGAGCCTTGGGATCCACTGGTTCAGCGGGCGGCGCAGGTGGAGCACCGGGCGGGCCGGGCTGCACTGGTGGCGCTGGCGGGGTGGGCAATGGCTCTGGCCCTTCCAGCATGTCCGGTATCTCGGTCGCCTCAATGGCAAAGTTCCGGTCATCTGTTGGCAGCAGCACATCGCCGATCCGCGCAGACACGGCATCGACCAGCGGCTGGGTGATGTTGGGGAACACCACAGAGCCTTTGCTTCTTACCGCTGGCTCCGAAGACTGGCCGTTTGCCGTGGGCTTGGATACGGTGTTGACGAACTCATGGCGGTTCGCGTCGTCGTAGCCCTGGTAAAACTCTTCGTCGCCTGTCCATTCCGACTCAATACCGCATGCAGCGCGCGCAGCTACTACGTCCCGGCGCTTGGCCGAAAGCGTTTGTCCGAGCGTATCCAGGATGACCAGGCGCGCTTCCATCGCCTTTGCTTCATCCTGCTCGCTGGGTTGTGCTGTTAGTTCTTGCATGTGTTCAGGCGTAAAAAAAGCACCCGAAGGTGCTTGGTGTTTGGTGCTGCGCTGGTCATGTAACGGTCACTGCTGAAAGTAATGGCTCCACCTCTGTCGCCAGCAAGTCATTGCCGGTGCCAGACTGGTGAGTGCCGTCTGTGCTGGCGTTGTCTTTCCACTTGGCAAGGTTCACTCCGCGCACAGATTGCGGGTCAATGTTTTGATCTATGAGCCCGTATTTCAGCCACTGAATAGAGGAAAGGTCAGGGAATGTGGTTGGGTAAGCGCGCACCACTGTTTGTCCGGCTTCGGTAGCGAACGTGCCCGATGTACGCGGGAACAGACCGATCTTTATCAGCTTGTCGTAGCCGTATGTTCCTCTTGCTGTCTTCCAATACGTGAAGAAATCAAGCACTGAATTTGTGTTATTTGTGCCAAACTCGTCCAGCAAAACGCGGCAATACTTGAGGTAAGGCGTCCAGTTGGCAGCGGTAGCTGCGGCTTGTAATTGGCTCTGTCCACCCTGAGACATTTCCAACTTTGGCAACCCGAGATTGCGGCATGCCAGGTTGACGAAAGTTCCGGTTGTACCCAAGGTGCCGGTGCCTTCGATGATGGAATCACCGACAACAAACAAGGTCTTGGGGTCGCCGCTCACAAACTTTCCGACCAAAATCGGGACATAGCTTTGTGTTAACTGGCCGGGGTCCGAGCCCGACAACAGAGTTATCGCCCCGGTGCCGTCAACGTCTGAGAATGATGCGGTTGCCGGGTTATAGATGCGCCCCCAGCCACCAGTCTCTGATTGTCTGCATCCCATGATGATGTGACCTGCCGTGGTCACGGATCCTTCTATCCGCACCCAAAATTCCGTATTGGCCGGAAACTCGGTTAAGCCGGTGAATGCGCTGGGCAAGATCACATCCGACAAAACGGTAGTGTTTGCGCCGTCTGCAACCGCAAAAGAACGCGAAGCAGACACAGTAACCTGCGCGAACTCGGCAACCGTTGTAACCCGCTCCAGTGAAACCTTGGTGATATTCAGCACATTGCCCACCGGGGTACCGCCCGCCCACCGAATGTTGGGGAAGTCCAGGCGCAACTCAGAGCACGCATGTGCGCCCAGCTTGACGCGGAACCTGCTCTTAAACGTGAGCGCAGAGCCTGCTGTGGTGTTGACCGTTGCGGGTAGTCTGTTGTCCACGCTGACGGTGCGCAAGACACCAGGTGTGGCGGTAGATACCACCGTGGGCGCTGTCAGTGCCTGCAACTCTGCAACGCTTAGGCGCGTCGGGTAAAAGCGAATACTCTTTATGTGGCCTGCGTTTGTCGTGCCGGTGGTGGCAAGCAGTCGAATATCGGATCCGCTAAAGGTGGGCTGTACGCCTACAGTAGTTGCGCCGCCGTTGTTAACCGTGTCGCTGGTAATGCCACTCCAAGCTATTGCGGTCTTGCCTCGCACGGTAGCGCCCAACACTGTGTTTGCGCCACTGCCGATGATGGGGCCGCTCCAGCAGTCATGCTCTACGACAAATGTGCCTTGTGCGGTTGTCAGCCATGCTGTGTCATTAAATATCGCAGACTCTGCCGCCTGTGATGCCGTGGCCGCTCCTGTTGCCACATAGCCCACGGGGCCGTTTGTGGTGGTCAGCGATGCGCCAAACACTTGAACCCGCTCAGTAGTCACCGCCGTGTAATTGCGTCCGTCCGGTGCTGTGTTGGCTACTACGCCCAAATGAAACTGCTTATTGCCCGTCGCAACCCATGTGCCAGTGATGGCGAGCATGTAAACGCCGTCCGACATTTTGCGGTAAGTGAACACGGCATCCGTCATTGCTGCTGTGTCTTCTACCGGGTAAAAGCCATCATTCCCATCAAGCCGGAACGCCACGCGCACGCCGTTGTTGTCAAACTCTGCCGCGCACTTCAAGTAAGCCGCGTAGTTTGTAGAGCCAGCATCCAACTTTGCAAAGATAGACCATGTTTGCCGCACGCCGGAAGTCTGTGAGCCGGGCGTTCTGCGTATGGTGTGGTAATTTGCGGTTGCGGTGGCATCAATCCGGCTCAACTGAGTAATCACCCCCGAAGCTGCATCGCCAGCCACGGCGGTGCTCATTCCTGCCAGTGTCCAAGCCGCGTTTGTAAAGTCGTTGCTGTAGGTCAGCAGGTTGGTAAAGCCTGGCTCAATAGCCAAGCCACGGTTTACGCCGTCCCATGATTCAAACGCTGGCAATCCAGTAGCCAAAGCGGTGAGAACGCCGCCCGTGATGTAGTTGCGCGTGCCAGCTCTAGCGAACGTGATGCTAGATGGAAGCGACGATGTTAGATCCAGGTCAAGCGTGTAGGGCAATGCCGCCCCACCACCCCTATTCCCAACGTACCAATTGCGAAGCATTTAGGCGTCAGACTTGGTAGAAAACAGTTGCGTCCAGCGTGCCACCGACTGTGATGGTCAGCCCACCCCGGAAATCGCAGGGCATGGGGTAGAACTGGCCTGCTGTCACGGACATGGTGTTGGCAATCGTTCCGGCTGCGTCGGCAACCTTGATGGTCCCAGCAGTGGAAGACGCAACCAAAATGCCGGTCAAATTGCCGTCACGCAGTTGCGTGGTCGTCGCCGTGAAATTCAACCGCTTGCCGGCTTCAGTTACTTTGTTCATGTCGGTCCTTGATGTTTGGTTGTGGTCTATAGGCCAATGCCCGAGTCCTTGGCTGCGTATGCGGCGCCTACTCGCTTGGGCTTGGCGGCCTGGTTCTGCACTGCAAACCGCTTCATCATGTTTGCGTAGCGGGTTGCCGAAAGCAGGTCATCGTCCATCTTGACGATCTTCCCGTCCTTGCGGTGGTACATGCGGAACTCTTCAAACCAGTCATTCAGGTGGTTGAACACCTTGAAGCGGCCAGTCTGCATGCGGTCCAGCATGTCCATGATTCCAGCTTCCACCCCGTTGCCGCCCGTGCCTTCCGGCTGGTTGTCGGCTGGTGGATGCGTTGCCTTGTCCTTCAGCATCTTCAGGCCCTGCGCCTTGTACTGCGATGCCAGCTCTTCGCCTGATCCCTTGTCGTGCTGCAGGCCATCATGTGGCCACGCCCATGGCAGCCAGGAGCCCCATGGCTTGACAGATGCAGCGAACAAAACCGGCGTCTGCTCGCGCGCCCGGTGCGCAGCGGTCACATAAATGATGTCTGCGTCCCTGTCCCATGCCAGCTTTACCGCGGCGCTTGGGTGGTCCCAGCCAAAATCCAGCCCGCCGATCTGCACCCAGTGCTGGGGGATGTCGAACGCCTTGCAGGTGATCAGCTCTTCCTCAACCGGGAAGATCCGGCCACTGCCCAGCGTCGGGATTCCCATCGACCGGGCTTCGCGCTCATGCGCCGGGTAGCTGGCAATGATTGCCGCCCGCTGCTCTGGCGTGTAGTGGCCGGCGTCATGGATCGTCATCGTGACAACCCCCGTACCCACGTGCTTGTCAACCAGGAACCGCTTGACCACATCCGACATGCCTTTTAGCGGCGTGAATGTCACCCAGACAATGCCCTGTGTGGCGTTGGTCCGGGTCAATCCCTCAATGTAGATGTCTTCTGGCGGCTCTTCATCGAACCACACAAAGTCCAGCGTTTCCCCCTGCCAGCGCGTGCGCCCCTGGTCGTAGGTCTTCAGCGTTATCCGGCTGACCCCGCCAGTCACATGCCTGACCAAGATGGTTTCAACCGCGTCCGCAACCCCGTGGGCTGCCCGCTTTATCTCCAGTATCTTGTCGGCCGGGATAGAACCGGTGCCCCATGCGCCAACTGGCCCAAGTAACAGGCGCTGAACCGTGTCCCGCGTGCCCTGGCTGGTTTCAGATGCCGCCCAGCCCGTTGTCGGGTCATCAAATACCGCCCCTTCCCAGTCATCTGGGTAGAGCCCGGTGAGGTGCATGGCACACTCAAACGACCCCGCAACCGTCTTGCCAAGCTGGTTTCCAGCCACCAGCAGGCGTTCCCGGATGCTCAGATCCGCGCCCATGCGGTGAAAGTCCCGCTGCTTGGCGTATGGCTGATAGTCGGCCAGCTTGAACCGGGCCAATTCAGCCTGGGCTTCAGATAACAGTGCTGCCTGCGCCTCCGGGCTCAAGTCATCGAGCCAGTCCAGGCTATCAGCCGCGCTTTGCACCTAGCCTCTCAGCGATCAGTTTCAGCGTGTCCCTCGGGATTCCATCGAACGGGCTGCGCTGCTTGTTGTCCTGCTCGTACTGGCCCAAATGCTTCATGGCCTTTTCCAGAGCTGCATTCTTGTCGGCCAGCTTGTACTTCTTGGTGAAGCCCTTGAATACGCGATCTTGGCCAGAGCCTTCATACTCTTCGGTCACTTCCATGCCGGCCAGAGCCGCGGCGCTATCGTCGTCCAGTTCGTGGATCGGCTTTGGCGCCCCGTTGTCATAGAAGAACTTGCGCGGGTCGCAATAGGCAAGACGGGCGATTTCGCGCAGCGTGCGCTCTGTCGTCAACTCCATCTTCTCGATTACAACCTTGCGGCGTTGTTGAAGTGTTAACACAACATCAACATGCTTTAACAGGCGACTACCTGCTGCACCTGCTGTCTTTTGGCTGAAACCCGCAGCCACAGCGGCTTGCGAGGCATTTCCACCGTTTGTTAAATATGCTTCAACAAACAGCTTTCGGCGGTGTTCCGCGTCTTCCTGCGTGTTGCCAGCCTTTACCCGCTTCTTTGTAGGCTTTGCAGCCTTCCCCCCCTTGGTAGCCACTTATCCCCCCAGCACCTTAGCCGGATTCATCCCAGAACCGGGCCGAGCCTTGGCATACCCTGCCTGCATCTGCTCCATTGCCTGGCCTTCGGATGGCTGGGCATCACCCTGGATCAGTTGCATAGCCATTTCCATGGCGGCTTCTGGGCTTTCGGCTGGCTTCAGGTAAGAGGTGTCCTCTTCCATTTCCATGCCTTCGCCCATTTCCTCGCCTTCGGGCGGCTCAATGCCGACCATGAGGGAACCGTCATCGCCCACTACTATGCAAATCTTCTTCATTGGGTGTCCTTGTGGTTGTTGCCCATAGGGCTTGCCTTGCGGCTGGGCTACTGCCTGTCTCGCATCTGCTGATTGCGCGCCCTGCGCGAGGCGCGAGAGTATCCAGCCAATTGCCCGCGGCTGGCCGCGTCAGTTTCACGGATGACTCGGGTGTGAATAAAAAACCACCGAGATTGCTCAGGGTGGCGAATGACCAGATAGGGAACTGGCCAGGGGGAGATAATCGCCAGCCGCGAGAACTGCGCCTCAGTGTGTTGTGCGCGTCAGGCGGTTACTCGGGCTGGCTGAAAGGTTGCTGCTTGCTGGTTGGCCGCTACATGCTGCTTAGCCCACGCCCTGCTGAAAGGTTCTTTGGTGGGCACCCATTACGGATTCAGTTCTTACCTACAAGCTGCAAAACTGCGCTGGCGGGAGTTGAACCCGCGACACCATGGCTCTAACCAACTGAGCTACAGCGCTGAAATGCAAAAGCCCACCGATTGGCAGGCTTTGGAATTTGGTGGACATCCTGCTACTGATGTCCTGACGCATCCACTACGATGCGCTTTACTGTTTTGGCGGCCAGGTTCCCCCGACCCTACGCCGCTTGGGTCCACTCGGTCCCGCATCTGCGCTTAACCAAACGGCTGAAGTCTGCTTGTTGCGCAACAACGAACACCCACAGGCGAACAAACTTCATGCGTTTGGCCGATTTCAAAGGCACTTGTGCCCTAAAAATCGTCCTCTGCTTTTATTGTCCCGGTCCCCGGAACTTATAAGGTTGCGCGTTTATATCACATCAAAATGCTTCGCGCAACACCTTTCATCTATAAATCCAAGGACGGCGAAATTAGCTGCATCGCAGCCCTACCCGCCAGCGCCTGGTGCTTCGATACTTCCCCCTTCAGCCATATCGCAACCTGCAACGTTTCCGCGCTGAAGTTCGGCGCAAAGGGTCGGCGGCCGGTGCCGTAGCAGTGCCGGCAATCCTGGTCGGACAGATGCGGCTTGGGCTCGATGATGATTTCCTTGCCAGTTCCGCCACATTCCGTGCACACCCCATGCCGATACCATGCCAAAACCTTCTCGGCCAGTCGCTGGCTTTGGAATGGGGAAATGCGGGCCTTGATCTTGAAGCTGTGGTCCCTGGCCATCTTGGCCATCAGATCCACGCATTCACGGGCCTTGCCGTCCACGAACAGGCGTTGCAGGGCGGCGCCCAGGGGATGGTGCTTGGCAGCAAGCCCCATCGCAACCAAGCAATCTACATCGCTATAGGTGGTTTCCGTCTTTACGGACAGGTTTGAGCTATTCACTGCGCTTGCATAGCGGTCTTTGAGGTTCATAAGTTCCTTTTGCTAGTAAGTTGATAGCTGCTTAGTCAATGTTTGCAGGGGCTAGAGCCAGAATTGCCACCAGCGTTTGGGTGGCGAGAACCAATCTTTCCCGTCATTGAAAGCCTTGGCGTCTTCTTGAATACGCTGCACATGGCCTGACTCCAATCGCGCGTGCTCAGACTCGGCACGGCTGGCCTCGACCCGCTGCCGCAGACGATCAAGACATTCCTCCTGTAGGCGGAGTTGTTCCTTGCGGACAGCATCCATGGCTAGGCACTCAACCATGTGTTGCCGCTCCCGCACCCGGTTGATGATTTTGGATTTCATGCCATCGCCCCCATAGCAAACACACTGTTGACCCCAAGCCACTTGGTTCTGATCCGCGCCCGGCTTTTGCGGGGCTGCTTCTTGTACAGATCCATGCGCGCCTGGTGCACCTCGCGCCAGTTCGGTACAACTGCGAACACGTTGCAGTTATCCTCGTGTCGGTTCCCGCGCTTCACGGTCAAGTAGCCCATGCGAACGGCGCGCAACAGGCATGCACTCATGGTGTTGCAATTCGATTCCGGCACCAGCGGAACCACTTCCCGAACTTTCATTGGACCCAGCTCTGCCAGCTTTTCAATAGCCAACATGCACTTTGGCCCTGGTGGTGTGAACTCTTTCATGCTTGACCTCCGTTTGATGCTTGTGTTGGTTCTGGTGCGTACTGCTTGCGGATTGCGTTTACCCGCTGCGCGCTCAGCTTGTGAATGGCTGCTAGATCCTTTGCCGGCCGTGGATCTGCTGCGATGGCCTCGTTTCTGGCCCTAAGTTGCTGGATACGAGACATTGGCGCGCGGCCATGCTTTGACTTTTGGACTTTCCCGATCATCTTGCGCAGCCAGATAGCACCGCCCATTTCGGTCACTATGCGGATTTGCGTGCGGGTCAGGCGGTAAGTCACTGGGAATAGCTGCTCTGGTGGCTTAGGTCTTGGCATGGTCTATTGCTTCACTTCTTGCTAAGCCGCACCAATTAGCTGGGCCATCAACTTCATGCCCCTTTGCTGGCTTTCGGAGAGTTCAGCCTCCTGCACCACCTGCACGCCCCCCATCAAACGGTTCATTTCGACCGCGCAGGCATAGGCCTTGTCCCGGTCCTGCGTCATCACTCGACCTGGTAGCCGCCACCCGGAAAGGCCGTACCATGAATCACCCTCGTAGATCACGCGGGCCAGGCCTACCGTGATATTGCGGAAGTCTTCAAAGGGCTTGGATGGTTGGAAATCTTGGTTCATGGTTTGGCCTTCAGGGTTGGGTGGCGGTTAGTAGTTCATCGCCGCGCGGATGTCGCTGATCTTCATTGGCAGCAGTGGAGCAAGTGAAACCTTGGATGCCTCCAGGCGTGCAATCTCGGCCTTCATCTGTGCAATGCGCTCGTCAATGTTCTCGCCTACGGTGCGGTCCACATATCCGGCTGATATGCCAAGTTGCCCAAATTGGCCCGCTGCGATTGCAGAGTTCTTTGCGTACTGTTCTTGCATGTGTTTCTCCTAGGGTTGTGCCAGGTACTGCCTGGCGTCAGTGGTTAAATTCGCGTGTTTTTGCAGGGCTCTTGTAGACAGGCTCCACCCCGCTCTGGGCGGCCATGGAAACCAAGAACTCCATCCATTCAGAGAAGGCTCGTTTGCCCATCTTGCTAGTCCGCTGGGGCAGCATGATTACCTTCCCGTCAAACGCGGCCATACGCATTTCGCCGTTGAAGCAACCGGTCAAAACGTCCTTCCAGTCGTCGCTGGTGGCCCAGACCATTTCGCCGTTGACACAGAGCTGCTTTTGCTTGGCGAAGCCTTCCAGGTATGGCCACTGGGCGGCGTTCTGCTCAAGCGTGCGGGTTGGCTCGCTGATCTGCACCATCCATCCGTCATGGTGTGAGGCGTCAATGGCTCGGTGTGCGTTTTGGCGGGCGGCGTCGTGCACCAGGAAGAATGTTTGCTTGTTGGTCATAGCGTCTTCTCGATTTCTGCAATGCGGTCTATCAGGTCGGCACGTTGGTCGCAGTAATGCAGATATGTCCACGGGTCGCTCATTGCGTCGAACTTGGCCATCCTGCGTTTGATTGACTTCAGTTCCCGGCGATACAGGTACAGGCGCAGCTTTTTGATCCACGTGGTCATGATTTACTCCTTAGTTCAATTGCTCGATAGTCCAGGCCAGGGCGTCCATTTCCCCTACCTGCGCCAGCTTCCAAGCCTTGCGCTGGCCGTGGATGCCATCTGGACTGCTGTTGGCGTGATGCCTGTCGCAAAGTGGCACGGTCAGGTAATCGCTGTTGCGCTGCGCCATTCCCATTCCTTCGCGTAGGTGGTGGATCTGCGCCGGCTGGTGGCCGTAGCCCAGCGTATGGCACAGGTAGCAGCCAAGATTGGCCACACGGTCCAGGTACTTTTTCTCTGCTTTGGTTGTCATGCTTCAGGCCCTCAGTACCCGCAGTGCACCCAATGCGCCCTGCTCGTCTGTCACCATGACGTAGGCATGTCCTGCCATGTCTTCCTGCTGCTTGGCGTTCAGACCCTTGCGTCCGTAGGCTGTGGACAGATTCTTCACTTCCATGAACATGAACTTGGCCTTGGTCGCGTCGGCCCAGACCTTCAGGTCTACGGGTTCGTGGATTACCTCTACCACGGCGCCAGCGGTGCGCAGGGCTTGGACAATGGCTGCCTGGTTGTTGTCGGTTCGTAGTGCGTAGCGGGTCATGCTGCCTCCATTGCTGCTACGCTATTGATAGCTGCCTGCGCTTTATTTACGAGGGCTACAGCCTCAATTCGCTCACCCAACCAGCGCACGTTTGGCACGGCCCAGGAGTTGCCCAGGGCTTTGTAGCGGGGGCCGTCGGCGGCGGGTTTGTTGCGGTGGGGGATGGCGGTGTAGCCGCTTACCGTTTCAACGATTACGTCGAATGAACTCGCCGCCTGCATTGAGGCGGGAATGGACGAACTTATGGCAGCCACGACACAGCAGCACAAGGTTTTCAAGTGCTGTTCGTAGTTCTGGGAATCGCGCCCAGCTTGCGACGTGATGCACTTCATGGAGAGGCCCATCGCCACCGTGAACCTGTCCGCATCGCTGGCAAGTTCTTCGGTCTCGTGCCCACACAGATGCACAGACGCGCTTCCACCCAGGGGAGCCGAAGAACGATTGATGCTCAGTAGTGACTCCACCTTTCCAGCCTGAATTGCCTTCACCACGCATGGCACCGTGACTGCAATCAGTTGAGCAAAAGCGTCGGCTTGCATAGACCGGGGAGACCAGATCGACCCGGCCGCACCGCTCACAAGTTCGGCTGACTTTGCGGGACTGAGTAGCCGCACTTCCATCCGCTCGCAGTCGATCTGCACACGCACGGCTACAGGTCTCTTTGACTCGGGCTTTGGGCGTACTGAACTCTGCGCTGCAGACAGTGCAGCAGCGCGTTTCTCGTCCTCGTTTTTGCATACTGTGATTGTCAGGTCGTGGTGAATTTCTGGGAAGCCTTGCAAGCGTTCGCATTCGCGGGGCGTCAGGCGACGCACGGCCATGGCCGGTTGTGGCTGCACAGCAAACGGGGCTTTTTCAAACGCTCTCAGGCAGTCGGTGCGGTCTTCACTGATTCCAAGGCTTGAGGCTTCATTGCCTGACTTGTGCATGTTGAAGGCAATAGCGGTCGGATTTGTGGCCCCCATCGATGGCGCAAGATTGACCGTGCTGGCGCATTGGGTTCCCGACATACGTTCTGGAAAGGCAATCGGCATGGCGACATAGCATTGCTGCTTGGCTCCAGTTTCAGCGGCCAGAGATCCGACCAGTGAACCATCGCCGCCCATCAGACGAACCTCGTCGCGGCTGTTCTGGACGAATGCCACAGGCACCAACGGCGTCCCCCGGCCCGTGCCATCCTCGCTGGCGTCAAAGCCCTCGCCGCGCAGGCTATGGGTGGCAATAGAGGTCTCGGTCTCGGCATCGATTCGTTGATTCGATGTTGTCAGCGCGCGGGCCACCGGCACAATCAATTCGTCTTTGCTGTCTCCACTTCGGGCTCCGTGGCCTGCGCCACCATTTGCAGCGCCCGCTCTAATTTTTGGGGTAATTGTTTGCCCCGCTTGTCGGCTCGGCGCAGGATGCCCCTGCAGGCTGTGGCGCTCAAAAAGTACCGCTGCGGCACTGCGCCAGTCTCCAAGACATCCGACAACGAACACACGGCGGCGTCGCTGGGCCACTCCGAAGTACTGAGCGTCCAGAACCCGGTAGGCGAACCCATACCCGAGTTGGCCCAGCATCCCGAGGAAGGCTCCAAAGTCTGCGCCTCCGTTACTCGACAGGACGCCGGGGACGTTCTCCCAAACCAGCCATTGGGGGCGATACTTTGCAGCAATGGCACCAAAGGTAAGCATGAGGTTGCCACGTGGGTCATCCAGTCCCTTTCGGAGACCTGCGACGCTGAATGATTGGCAGGGGGTTCCTCCGCAAAGAAGGTCAATTGCGTGTTTGTCATCGGTAGGCCATTCCTTGTATCGGGTCATATCGCCCAGGTTGGGGGTGTCGGGGTAGTGGTGTTTGAGCAGCGCGCAGGGGAATGGCTCAATCTCGGCCAGCCATTGGGCTTTCCAGCCCAAGGGGTTCCATGCGACGCTGGCGGCTTCGATTCCAGAGCAAACAGATCCGAATCGCATCACTTCACCCCCGCCCGCAAAACCAGCGCAGCAATCACAGCCCGCTTGGCATCCACTTCAGGCCCGCGCCCGCACCAGGCCCGTGATGCTGCGGCGTGTTCGTCTACGGCGGCCATGATTTCTTTTAGAGTCACCTGGGTTTCCTTGCGGATGGTGCGGCGGTCGATTGGCGGCAATGCCGGCGTGATCACGTCTTCAAAATTC